CGCCGCCGCCGCCCGCAGGAACCCCCGCCGTATTCGCCCCACTGCCGCCGGCGCGCGTTCCGGCGGTCCCTCCCGACACGGGGCCGCCGATGCCCGCGCCGCCGCGGCCGACCATCGAGATCGTACCGGCGGTGATCGCGGGACTCTGAACGCGCAGCACCAACCGCGACCCTTGCGTGGGTTGCGCCGCGACGGTGGGCGCCGGGCCACAGGTCAGGGTGCCCCCTGACAGCGTCAGCGTGGTGAAGTTGTAACAGCAGTCCCACAACGTGGTGGACGTGTTCATTAGCCCGAGCGCGCAGTTGCGCGTCAGCTCGCACGTCGAGCCGTTGATCGTCCCGTTCGTGCAGCCCGTCGTGCCGTTCCAGCTCTCGGCCCCGTCGCTCCCGTCGCCACCGATCCGCCAGAGCGTGTGCCCCTGCCGCTCGTAGCCCGCCGTGCCGTTGCACCACATTTTGCGGGCGCCCGGCGGCCCTGACGTCTCGTACTGCCCACGTCCCAGCTCGCCCGCTTCGTCGCAGTCGGTCGCCGTGACGGTCGCCGCGTAGGGTTGCTCGACGCACGTTCCGCCCTGCTGGATGCCGCCCGCGCCGCAGTTGCGGAAGTCGTCGGGTTCGCCGATCGACTGGTCGCCGTCGATAGTCACGCTCGGCGCGACGTCGATCGCACAGCCGGTGACGTCGAACCCCGGTCCATAGTCGAGGCGCGCGCACGCGCCCTGCGACACGCCCTCCTCGAGCACGCCAATGCGGGGGCTCTGCGGCTGCGCCGCGGCGAGGGCGGCCGTCAGGACCACGGCCATGCCCGACCACCAGGCGGCGCGGGCGATCACCCGGAGTACGCATCTATGCGCATAAATGCGCATCTATGCGTACTCCTCGACCCACGCGTCTTGGCTCGCCGCCGACGCGATCACGTTGACGTCGGCGACCGCGTCGAGCCAGAGCTCTTTCCATTCGTTCGCCACGAGGCTCGGGTGGGTGGCGACCACGGCGGCGGTCCCGGTCTGGCAGTAGTGCACCGTGCCCGCGTTGTTCGGATGCGCGCGGATCAAGAACTTCTTCCGGTCCGCGAGTGCCGTCCCGGACGGCAGGAGCGAGGCGAGCGACGTGGAGCCGGTCGGCACCGTCACGCGCGTGACGCGAAAGGTGGAGTAGGACTCCGTGACAATCTGCGAGTGCGTCGCGTCGGCGTTCTCCCACGTCCGGACCGGCGGATCCGATCCGGTCCCGGGATGCGTTTTGATGGATGAGCGGCCCACGGGGGGCTCAGTCGACCGTCAAGCGCATCTGGCCGGGGGTCGATCCCAGCGCGAGCGAGCCCATGAGGCGCGCCGTGTTGCCGTTGAAGACGTGATACTCGCCGGCGTTGTTGATGATCCCGCCGAAGAGGAACGTCCCGCCGGTCGACGCGTCCCACACGCCGAAATGCGTGAGGTCCGCGCCGCTCGCCCAATCCGCCGTCGCCGTCGGAAAGACGATGTCGAGCCGGTTGCTCACGCGCCGGGTCGTGCCGGACGTCTCGAGGTCCGTATAGTTGACGTGCGTGGTCTCGTCGGTGTCCGGCGCGAGCGCCGCGCGGGCGTAGCCGCCCGAGCTCGCGAGCTCATTCGCGCCCGTGTCGCCGGGGTCGGCCGAGTGCAGCGAGTAGTGCAGTTGCGTCGGCGCCGAGAGGAACGCGCGGCGCTTGAACATCCACTGCTGCAGTCGATCCTCGAGAGTATTGCTGAGTCCCGGCATGGGTTCGCTCCTTCAGTTTGGGACCGCCCGGCAGTCGCAGACCCACTGCAGGCGGTGGTCGCCGTGCTTCACGCTGCGCACCGTGTAGGTGCGCGTCCCGTCGGTGATGGTCGAATCTTTCGGCGGCTCGAGCGGCACCGCCGCTACTGCGAGCCGTACTTCCCACCCCGGACTCCGGACGTTTGCGCCGAGCAGCGTGACGTCCGGGTCGTGCGCGGTGATGAGCGCGCGGGTGTGGACGGGCACGCCGCCGGCCGGCGTGTACGTCACGTCGCGGGGCCCGTGCGGCCCCGCGAACATGACGGCCGTTGCCTGCTCGAAGGCGTCGCCCATCCCCCCAACCTCACCGCGAGAGTGCTAGTCGATGTTGACGCCGCCCCGGACGAGCGCGTTCGGGCGCGCGACGAACGGGAGCGGGTTGAACTGCGTGTGCAGGTCCCACCCGCGGTTGAACTTGCGCCGCTCTTGCATCGCGTAGAGCGGAACGCCGATCGTGTTCGCCGTGTCGATGAAGTCGCCGGGCGCCCACCAGAGGTGAAACGCGTCGGCCGACCCCACCGGGAAGAAGCGCATCGTGTTGTCGGGAATGAACTTCCGCACGGTGCCGTTCGGCTGCGCGGCCTTGCCGGAGTACTCCTCGAAGAGGATCCCGCCGAAGTTGAACCCCTTCCGGATGTCGTCCCGGTTGGTCAGCGACGCCTGATGGCGGAACTCCTCCTTCACCCGCTCGTGATTCGTGAGCGCGGCGAACGAGAGCGGATCGCAGAGCGCGTGCACGTGGTCGAACGGCTCGCCGAGCAGCCCGTCCTCGATGTAGCGGCACACGTCCATGCACTTGCCGCGGACGTTCGTCGCCGTGTCGTCGAGGTCGAAGTCGACGACCTGCTCGGTCGTCCCCCAGAACGCATTGAGGTCGACCGACGTCGCCCCGTTCGCCGTCAGGATGGTCCCGCCGATCGCGCCCGCGAGATACGCCTCGAGCGTGATCGAGTGTTTCCGCCCCATGCCCTGGAGCTTCTTCGCCATCGCTTCCGTAGCGCTCTCGACCTCGTTCGTCGAGCCGAGCTTGCGCCGGCCCTGCACGTCCTCGGGGAGCAGCACGTCCTCGAGCGGCACGTGGTAGGCACTGATCGGCCGCATGTCGCGGCTCCCGCCGAGGTTCTGCGTCGCCGGCGCGCCGACCGGCACGTCGGGCAGAATAGAAAGCGTGTTGTTTTCACGCTCGACGACGACGCTCCGGGTCGTGACGCCCTGCTCGACGAAGACCTTGAGCTGCTGCAATCGGCCGTACATGCGCGGGAAACTCGAGATTGCGAGACTGAGCTCGACCACCCCGAACCCGCTCCCTTCGAACGGATCAACCATCGGTGCCATTGTGTTTTGTCCCCTCTCCTCTTCCGCCGCGCTGCTAGTGTTTGGTGTTGGTTTCTTGCGCCCTGACGCGACTTCGTAGGTCAGACGTCCGTGCGCGCGAGGATCCCGGCCCGCTCGAGCTGCGCGAGCGCGATGTTCTTTTGGTCCGAGGTGATGCCGGCGGGCCAGACGAGCCCGTTCGTCTTCACGACCGCCGGGCCGCGCACGAGCATGACGCCCGATGCGTCGACGCTGGCCGGCGCCGTCGTCGGGCCGATGAGCACGCCGATCGCGTCCTCGATGCCGGTCGTCCCCGCGAGGTCGAGCTGCACGACCTTGCCGGAGCCGGCCGCCACGGTGATGTCGAACGCGTCGCCGGCGACGAAGTTGTTTGAGCCGTCCCCGAGCGTGAAGCCGAGGCCGCCGGCCGAGAACGCGACCGCGACCGTCCCGCTCCCGATCACGATGCCGTCGGGATCCTGCACCATGAACGCGCCGGCGTCGGTCGCCGGTTCGATGATCGTCAGGCGGTACACGCCCGGCTTCGCGTCGGCGCCGACAGTGATCGTGCCGAACGTGCCGTTCCCGCTGTTGCCGCCGGCCTTGGCCGCGGCCGTCGCCGCACCCTTCGTCACGGCGCCGAGGACCATCCCCTCGGTCAACACGCGATCCGCGCCGGACCCGGCCAGCACGGTCACGACCTTGCGCGCATACCGCGCGTCGACTTCCCAGGCGAGCCAGTCGCTCAGCCGCTTCGGTTCGGTCTTCGTTGCCATCGCTCGAGCTCTCCTCTTCCCCGTTTGCTTTCGCTTTGCCCTTCGCCCTTACCGCTCCCGGCCGTCGTGCGGCCGTGCTTAGGCCGACGCGCGCGCCTTGATGCGCGCCTCGTCTTCCGCCGCGAGCTCGCGGCACCGCTTCACGATCGGCGACTGCTCGGGATCGCCGCCGGCGGCTGCGGCCGGCGCACCGGGCGCCGGCTCCCGGCCGTCCGTGGCGCCCGCGGCCGGCCTCGCCTGCTCCGCGAGCGCCCACGTCTCGACGTCCTCGACGCTCTTCCCCGCCTCGAGGAACTCGCGCGCCTTGGCCGGCTGGCCGGCCAGCGTGCAGAGGGCGAGGATCCGGCTGGTCTTCTTCCGCTCCTCGGCCGCCGCCGTCGCGGAGGCCGCGCCGAGCTCCCGGCGGTGATCGTCCAAGTTGATGACCTTCGTCGGATCGTGTTCTTGGCTCATGGCTCCTCTTCCTGTTGAGGAGCCCGGCGCCGTGCTCGAACGCACGATCTCTGCGAGCTCCGTTAGGGTTTCGTCGAACGTCGCGACACCGTCGGCCAGGCCGACGGTCTCCGCGTCGTCACCGCTGAAAATCGCCGCGTCCATCGCGGCTATGACTCGAGCGCTGAGTGCCCGGTTGCGCGCGACCGCCTCGAAGAAAATCCCGGCGACCAGGTCGATGCGCTTTTGCAGCGCCGTCAGCTCAGCCTCGGTCACGCCCTTGTGCTGGTAGAAGTCTGCCTTCCGCGCCCCGGACGCGATCACGTGATAGGCGACCCCGAGCTTCTCGTCGTACCCCGTGGCATCGATCCGGACCGCGAAGACGCCGATCCCCGCGAGTCGGCCGACCTGCGTCGTCCGCACCGTGTCGCACGCGCTCGCCAGCAGGTAGGCCGCCGAGGTCGCACACTCGTCGGCGTGTGCCCAGATCGGCTTGCCCCTCGGGTTGCGGGCGGCGAAGACCGCGTCGCCCAGGTCGAAAATGCCCTCGACGCCCCCCCCGGGCGAGTCGATTTGAAACAAGAGTGCGCGAGCCGCCATGTCCGCGAGCGCCGCCGTGAACGTGTGCCGGAGCGACTCGACCGTGCAGAGTCCGAGCCAGTCGTCGAGCCACGGATCGCCCGTGCCGCGTTTCATGAGCGTCCCGGCAACCGGGATCACCGCGACGCCGCGGTCGATCTCGTAGTACGCTTGACGGGTCGGCGGCGTCTGGCCGTCGCTGTACGCCCGCAGCGCCGTCGACGTGAGGATCGCGGCGAGCGCCGGCGGATCCATCGCGAGCGGACAATCGAGCAGACGGGCGGCGACGGACGGCGGGAGCGGATGCGACGCGAGAATCCGGTCAACCATTGGTGCCCGTCCTCGGCGGCGCCGGCGCCGCCTTCGTCGTGCTCGGCGTTTTCAACTCGCTCTTGTCGATTGCCGCACGCTCGATCCCGAGCGCAGCCTCGCGGGCGTTGTCGGCGGCACGCTCGCGGTCGATCTCCGCAACGTCGTCGCCCTTGCTCGCGACCACACGCGAACGGCTCGTGAGCCCACCCTCGATCTCGAGCAGCGCCGCCTTGACCTCGCTTTCGGGATCGACCCATTGCCGCCCGGGCGGAACCCAGACGCATGCGCGGAAGGCCTCTTTGTTGTCGAGGTACTCGTCGGCCGGAATCACGCCGGCGAACGCCGCTTGGTCGAGCCAGCGATCCCAGATCGGCCGGCACCACTTGAAGACGACGTCGTGGTGCGTGACGGCGTCGCAGCGGCGCCAGAACTCGAGGGTCCCGGCGCGAATCGACGAATAGTTGACCTTCGAAAGGTCGCCCGTCAGCATCTCGTACGGGATCCCGATCCCGGCGGCGATCTCGCGCAACGTCTGCTCGAAGAACGCGTTGAAGTTGGCTCCGACGTCGGCCGGCGACAGGGTTTCCATGTGCTCGCCGGGCCCGAGCACCGGCACGGACCCCGGCTCCATGATCGTCGCCCCGCCGTTTGCCTCGGCGGCCTGATCGTGGAGCTGCGAGACGATCTCCGTCGCTTTTTCCGGGTCGGGCAGCTCGAGGACGAAAGCGATCATGGCCGCGGCGCTCTTGCGCACGACCTCGGCGTCCGAGTAGCGCGCGAGATCCGCGAGACGCAGGATCACGCGCGCGAGCCACGGCTCGCCGCGGAGCTGCCCCGGCCGCAGCGGCCGGAAGAGGTGCAGGACCTCGGACGCCGGGACCCGCACGAGCTCGAGCGAGCGCGCGGTGAGCGACGACATTTCGCCCGGATGCTCGCGGTACATCCACACCGCGCGCCGGCGGCCGATCTTGTCGAACTCGAGGCCGGCCCGAATGTAACCGTCCGGGAGCGTCTCGTTCTTCCAGAGCGGCACCATTTCGGCCTCGAGGATCTGCACTTGCAGCGGCACCTCGAGCCCGTCGGAGCGCAGGCGGTTCCGGAGTCGGCCGAAGCACTCGCCCGACTCGAACATGCCGCCCACGGCGAGCGACGTTTGCCCATAGAAGTCCGTCAACCCGTCGGCGTCGGCCTTGTCCGTCCACGCGGCGAACCGCGCCTTCAGGTACGTCCGGAAGGCGTCGTCGCCGTGCTGCGGATGTGGGACGATTCCGGTCCCGACGATGTTCGCGACGAACGTCTCGCGGCCACTGAACGCATAGGCGTTGTTTCGCAGGAGCGCATGCGAGCGGTTGCGGAGCGACTCGTTCGACGAGACCAGCGACGCCGTCGGCCCGGTCCCCGGCGACTGGAGGCCCACCCACCGCCGCCCCTCGCCGGCGTTTTCGTAGACCGACCCCGAGGCTTGGATCCCCAGACGGGAGGCGACCATGCGGCCGAAGCGACGCAGGAACCCTGGCGACGTCGCCACCCGCTGCACCTGGCCGCCGCGCGCGAGCCGGAGCGTCGTCACGATTGCGCCCCCGAGCGAAACCCGAGGTGCAGGCACCGCAACGTCGTCGTGCCGGAGGCCTGCGCCGTGATCTCGGCCTCGACGGCGGCGATCGCGAGCGCGAGCTCGGCTTGCGACGGGTACTCGACCGCGGAGCCGTCCGGGAAGCGGACCGACTGCACGCCGGCACGTTGCGCGGCCTTTAGGGTCGTGAGCTGCTCGGCGAGCGTCGGCACTGCTCGCCCCAATGACGAAGCGTCGAGGCACCCACCAGTAGCTAGCGGTGCGCTAGCGCACCGCTAGCGCACCGCTAGCTACTTGATTTACCCACGCGGGTTCGTTCTCAGTCCGACGCCATCACGTCAGCCCGGCCCGGCGGCGCACCTTCGCATCGTTGAGGGCGATCTCCAGCAATCGCCGCGCGACGGACGCCGTCGACACGCGCTCGCCGGTGCGCTGGCGCAGCTCGGCCGCCTTCTGCTCGAGCTTCCCACCGAGCGTGCCAAGGTCACGGATGAACAGGACGCGGCGACGCATCGGCTCTCCCTATCGCCGCAGCCAGGCGCTCGAGATCCTACGCTGCACGCGTATCGGAGCCGGGCGGTCGGCGGGCGGTTTCGGTGCCGAGGCCGGCGGCGACCCGCCGGCGGGCGGATCCCCCTCGGGCGGCGACGGGAGCCCGACGGGCGCCTCGGTGAGTAGGCTTGGCGGTAGCTTCTCCTCGAGGCGCTCCCAATCGCGCGACGTGAAGACGTCAATCCCGCAGGCCGCGGCCGCGGCGCGGTTGTAGACGTGCAGGTCGAGCGGCTCGTTGCGGGTGCCGCTCGGCAGATCCCACCACTCGACGGGTTGCCCGCGGACCCACTTGATTTTGAGCTCTTCGGCGGTGAGCCCGCGGAAATACCGCTCGTCATAGGACGCCGGCCAGTGCGGGAAGCCGCGCGGTTCGTCCCCGTGCTCGCCGCGCTCGAGCCGTAGCCAGCGATAGAGCTCGCGCTTTAACCCACTCACGCCGACGCCGATCACTTTCAACCCGCGGCGCTTTTCCTCGCGCGAGACCTTTTCGGCCGTGAGCAGCGTCCGATCCCACACGCCGCGGCCCTTCACGACCATGACGGTGTTTGGCGAACGGACGGCGATCGAGCGCGCACCGTAGAGCGGCGCCGGATGCGCGCGTGCCCACCGATAGACGCACTCGGGAAATTTCCCCGAGTCGATGGCGCAGCACCATACGGGCAACGTCCCGTCCCGGGCCGCGGTCGGCCATTCCGTCGCGAGCAGCTCGTCGAGCTCGGCCCACACGGCGGGCCCCTGCGGGTCGCCGAGCAGCTCGCGATATAAGAGCGACCAGTTGCGCAGGTTCCGCCCCCAGCCTTTGAGCTCGATCTCGAGACGCGCGGGCGCCGCCTGCACGTCGACGGCCATCGTGAGAAAGCGGACGCCCGGCTGCACGACGCCGGGCGCGTAGGTACTCCGGCGGTCGAGGAGGAGCTGCACGTTCGGCCGCTCGCGCTGCTCCTGGTAGGGCAGCGCATCCACCGTGTTGACGAGGACCTGCGTCGCCTCCGGATCCCCCTTCGCGGTTTCCTGCATGGCGGCGATTTCCCCCCACGAAAGGCCGAGCGTCGAATTGAGCGCCGAGAGGAAGAACGCGACGCTGCGCATCCCCCGGTTGCGGATGCACACCCAGGCGCCGGCGGCCATCATGGCCGGCTTTCGCGACTCAGGTAGCAACGCCTTGCAGCGCACGCACTCGTACGTGACGCCCGGGATCTCGACGAGCTCGGTCTCGTCGTCCACCGCGTCACGATCCGGGACGACGTATCGAAGCTGCTTTCGCTCGAGCTGCTGCGCGAAGCCGCACACCGGGCACGGGACGTGCCAGTGCCATTCCTGCTCGGCGCGTCGGCGGGCGCGGTCGATCTTCGACGTCCCCGCGTGCTTCGGCGTCGAGACGTCGAGGATCTTCCGCCGGCCGCGGTACGTCGCCGTGCGCCGTGCCGACTGCCCGAGCGGGTCGCCCTCCTCGTTCGTGAGCCACGCGTCGATCTCTTCCCGCAGCAGGTAGCGAATCGAGGCCTCGCGCAGCAGTGCGGGGCTATTGGCGCCGGCCATCGAGAGAAACCCGCCCGGGAAGTCTTTCAACAGCCGGCTATTCGACGCGTCGCGGGACCGCTGCTGCGCGACTTTCCCGCGCAGGCTCGGTGTGTTCTCGACGAGCGAGTCGATCCGGTTCCGGCTATAGCGTTTCGCGGTGTCGAGCGTCGGCAGGACGCCGAGCATCGGGCCCGGCTCGTGGTCAATGCAGTAGCCGACGAAATTCAACACGGTCTGCGTCTTCCCGAGCTGCGCGCCCCACTGCAGGATGACGTGCTCGGCCGGGTGCGACACGGAAAGCACTTCCATCGGGAACCGGAGATAGGGCACGCGATCGGTGCGCCACCGGCCCTGCTCGGCCGATTCTTTGCCGGAGAGCACGCGATTCGCGTCGGCCCACTCCCACACGAGGAGCCGCTCGCCAGGATCGAAGGCCTCGCCCCAGAGCTCGACCGGACCCTGCCGGCGCACGGCGGCCGCGTTACCGACCATGCCCCGCCTCGTCGTCGTCCTCGAGCTCGGCCGCCGGCGCGCGGCGCGCTTTCCGCGGCGTCGCGACCTCGATCGGCATCCGGCTCGCGAGCTCGCGCAGGAACGATCGGACCTCGCGCTCGAGCGAGATTTGCAACAGGCCCAGGTCGAGCGCGAACTCGGCCGACAACGTCGTGGCTACGCGCGCCGGCCAGGCAAGCCAGGCGTCGCGCTCGGCCCGGACCATGTCGAATATCTGCCGGCGAAACGGCGCCCACGCGACGAGCTCGCCGCGCTGCCGCCGGACCTTGATCGCGCGCTCTTCGATCCGGATCCGCTCGTGCCGCGCCTGTAGGTCGAGGAGCGACGAGCCGGAGCCGGTCGGCGGCGGGCGCTTGCGGTTCCGGCCGGGCCCGGGCGCCCGCTTCCGGTTTTTGTGGAACGTGACGACCGCGCGCTCGAGGTCATAGGTCCCGTCGGGTAGACGCGCCTCGGCGATGCGACCTTGCCGTTCGGCGCGGTGAACGGCCTGGTAGGTCACTTTGGCTTGCTCGGCGATTTCGCGGAGCGTTACCCCCATCCCCTATCGCGGGCGACCAGGAGCGCCACGGGCGCGGCGGCCGTGCGACCTCACTTCGTAAGCGGTCCCTGCTGCGTGATTCGAGTCCCGGGCAGACCCTCGAGTCGCATGAAACGCTGCCCGACGGCGACGATCCGGAAGCGGCCGCGACGGAGCCCGATCTCCTCACCCACCCGAAAGGCGACCGGGCCCGGCCTGACCGCCGGGCCGGGCCTGGTCGCCTGCTGCTTCGCCTGGTCCTGCATCCCCCCCACCCACTGTTTTTCAACCGCTTTTTCGGCCCCTGTCGCTAGGGCAGCGGCGCGCCACGTGCCCCCGCATTGGTTTCAGGCCCAGGAAGGACCCAAAATGCCTGCGACCTTTCGCAATCAGGCTGCATCGGCCCGACGTCGGCGATCGGCGCCGGCGAGGCCTCGGCCTCGATCGCCGCGGCGAACCGTCGCCACACGCTCACCCCCACCTCCGGCATGTGCCGACACTCGCGGCGATCGCGCTGCCATCGCCCCCGCACGGCAATGACGCGCGTGCAGTATGCCCCCACCCCGCAGTCGGAGTCGGCCGCGCAGAGTATGCCGTTCGCGAGCTTCGGCCGCTCGTAGATGTAGAACGCAAGCACTAGGGCGAGCAGCACGCCCGCGATCTTCAGCGGCACTGGCGACCCCACGGGAAGACCTGACACGTCCCCGCGGCCGGGCAGCAAGGCAGCGTCGCACAGTCCTGCCCGAACGCCTTGCACTGGCCGGGTAGCGTGGTCGGCGGCGACCCGCCGTCTTCGTAGAAGAGCCCGACCCGCGCGCCGATGATCGGCTGCGCCGGTGTCCTCAAGTGCCCGGTGCGATCCGCGTACCACGTGCACGCGTCCACCCGCGGCGCCATCCCGGCGACGATCCGGTCCGTCGCGCTCTCGTTCGCGATCCGCGCGATCGCCTGCACGATGAACGGATGGTTGTACGCCGCACGCACGCCACGAATCGGGTCGCCCTGGGCAGGACACTGCCCACCGTTCGGCCCGCCCACCACCGGCTGCAAGACGATCTGCTGGGCCTGCGGATGCACCCGCACCGTCGTTGCCAGCATCTCGCGGATCTCGCGCTCCCACGTATCAACGTTCGCCTCGTAGCGTTGAATTGTGAGCGTAAGTAGTAGTCGGTCCGGCGCGCCCGGGAACGTCGAGCAATGCGACTCCAGAATGGCGCGGTTCCAATTCGACTGGATCGCCCAGAAGTTGACGTCGGCACCCGCGAAGCCGCGGAGCTGATAGCGCCCGCCCCCGTCCGTTGCCGCATCGAATCCCGACGAGGTGAACCATTGGCGCGTCTGCGAGAAGCCCACGATCTCGGTGCACTGGAAGGCCGGGGCGCCCTGCGCGTGCGCGCTCGACGGCGCGAGCCAGCCGAGCACCGCTCCCAGGTACGACTGCTGCTTGGCCTTCTTCGCCTTCTTCTTCGTGACCTTGCCCATGCGCCACTCGACGCACTGGTCCGGCTGCCACCGCCGGTGCCGACAAATCGGCTTTGCGGGCGGGCAGAACTGCCGGCGCGGCCCGCACCGCTGCGGCGTCGGCAGCGTCGTGGTGGGCGTGGTCGGGGTCGGGGTGGTCGTTGGCGTGGTCGTCGGGGGGGCGGTCGAACTCGTGACGGACGTGGAGCTCGACGAGCTGCTCGAGGTCGTGCTCGACGTCGAGGTCGTCGCCGTCGTGATCGTCACGCAGACGCCGTCGAGCGGATACTGCGGGGCGCCGTTCGCCGAGCGGCACTGCATCGCCCCGCAGCACGGCGCAAACCCAGGGAATCCCGCCACGCACGGCCCGGCCCCTTGCATCCAGCAGTCCGGGACGGAAGAACTCGTCGTGCTCGAGGAGCTACTCGAGGACGACGTCGAGCTCGACGTGAGGGACACGCACGTTCGGCCCGTGCCGCTCGGCATGCACACGTCGAGCCGTGGGTTGCAGCACGGTCGGCTCGTGCAGTCCTCCCCCATTGCGGCGCAGAGGGTCGTACTCGTCGACGTGCTCGAGCTCGTCGAGGTCGACGACGAACTGCTCGAGCTCGTCGTGGTCGGGATCGTCGTCGTGGGCGCGGGTGGCGGCCCGACCACGTTGCCGCGCTCGTCCACGCTGCCATCCGTCGGCAGACAGAACGGCCGCGCGACGTCAGTCAGCACGTTGGCGGGCCCGACCGTCGCACGCCACCCACCCGTCGGATACGCCGACGACCCGCCGGGGCGCGGCGTAGCCGATATGTCGAACCCGCACCCGGCGATCGATTGGAGCTGATTTGCCTGGTAGAAATTCGAGTGCGCCATGGTGAATTGCGCCGTCGGCGTAAACACCGACTGCCCGATGCCATGCCCCGCGCGACGGACGACGCTCTCCCGCACGATCGCCCCGATCACGGTATCGATGCTGATCCCGTGAAACGAGACGTCCTCGACAACGACCTGCTCGACGAGCGTCGGGGCGCCGGCGACCTGCTTCACGTTGACGCCCACTCCCGAGCTCGAGACCTCGGTCGCCGTGCGCTCGTTCCAGGGCGAATCGCACCACGAGCACGGCCAGGGCGATCCGGTCGGGTTGCTGGGATTCGAGAGACGCACGCGGCCGGTCGAGCCCAGGTGCGCCACGCGCACGCGGCGCACGCTTGCGCCGGGGATCGCGAAGAGGCGCAGGCCGAAGCAACCATCGCCCGTGGAGAGCGCCCACGAGATCCCGCGGCACCCCTGCAGCACGCCGACGTCCTCGAGGAGCAACCCAGGCGCGCCGTTGGTCGTGCGGATGCCGTGACGCGGGAAGCCGATCACTCGCACGTCGCGCACGGCAAGGCCCACGATCCCGGGCGGCGACGCGTCCGACTGTATGCCGACCAGGCGCGAGCCGATCGCGTCGAAGTGCTGGAGGTGCCAGTTGGCCGCGGGCGTCCGCAGCAGGACGTTATACGACTGCACCGGCACGAAGACCTCGGCCAGCGACACGCCCGGGGGCGGCGCGACCGTGAGCACGCGCGCGTCGGGCGTGAACGACCAGCGCCCCACAGCGGGGATTGCCCCGTCGCCGGCGTACCCGAGCGACTGGAAGCCGCCCTCGGTCGCCGGCGCGCGCACGAGGACCATGATCGGATCGCCGGGACGCGTGTTGCTCACGTCGTTGGGGAGCGTGAGCGGTGCGAGCGGACTCGTCTGCCCCCACACGCCAGGCCGCCCCGGAAACG